GGCCCTTTCTTGGCCATTTTATTAGTAATATCACCTTTCTGGAAAAGATTTTGATTCTCTATCTCTTCCTCTCTCTTTCTATCTTGCTCTCTCTTTGCTCTTTTACGTTCAGCGATTGCTTGCAGTTTATCATTCTTCAAACCTGCAGCGTATATCGCTTGTAAGTCTCCTACTGTTGCACCAAGTGCAGTAACAGTAATTCCAAGACGATTTGTGGCTAATAAAGATGCCCTTCCAGCATTTTGCGACATTGGTGCTTCGCTGTCCTTGCCAGGTGGGTTAATAAACTTGTATGCACTTAATTTAGCCACTCGTCTTAGTTTCTTGCTCCTTCATTCTACGTTCTTCTTCTTTTAAGAATTCCATCAATAAATTGAGATAGAGTTCTTTTTCCCAAGGCATGAGATTGTCAATATACTCAATATTCCACTTATGATGGTGGATTAGAGCAAAATTGGTTTCATAATAAGTACGGAGATTAGTGTGAAGAAGGGCTAACCGAAAAAAGCCGCTAATCCTTCTAATTTCACCTCACCAGTTTTCCCAGTTTTAGGATTTTTCACATTTAACGTATGTGCCAATTTGGGCATAGTTTCAAAGAAATCTTGAATTGCCTTAAATTGAGAAGATGTTAATTGATCCAAAAATTCAAGCATTTCAGGTTCTGGAAGGGATGTACAATCATGTACTTCTTCTTCAGTAGCAATTTGCTCAATACAACTTGCTGCCATTTCAAAAATTTGGTCAACACCAACTTGTTCACCAGCAAAGTTCATTTCAACGAAATTTTCAAGACTTGGATACTTCATAGTAACCATTATTCCATCATCAAGCTTAAGTTCCTTTTTATGACCTTTGGTCTTTTGAACCTTAATGTCTTCTAAAGGAATATTCACTTCAACTTCTGTTTCCTCATCATCGGGACAAATCACAGAAACATCAACGCTTTCACCAACGGACTTAGTTCTCACTTGAAGGAAAACATACTCAATATCAAATGTTGCCAATTCTTCAACATCTTTAATATCAGTACATCCTCTAATAATATCTTTAATAGCGTTAATCATGGTAGAAGAATCGCCAGTTTCAGTTGCAATAAGAAGACTTTTTTCCTCTTTTACAAGAAATGGACGAAAATTCACAACTCTGCCGTCTGACGGCAATTTCATTTTATAACGAGGGGCGTTTAATTTAGGTAATGCCATAGTGTTCAATTCAGTGTAGTTATTTAGTCAAAAACCCAAAGGGGCAAAAAATAGGAAGCGAATTTTTTACGCTTCCTGGGGAATGAAAATCGAAATAATATACGAGATGTTACCAGCGATTATCATGGGTGACCTTGTGGTACTCAGAGTACTGTCCCCGACCCATGATACCATATTCATTAGTACCATATCTATCTCCAAGAGTTTTTAATCCAGGGTTAGGTGCAATAGCATCAAAGTTTGAACCATGAGAGTATAAAGGTAAAGTATAGAATCTATACCTCTCAAAGTTAAATCCAACAGTCATGGTTGCGACCCTTGCTTCCATATTATTTAATTGAGTAGATCCAATGTTAACTGGGAAAACATTAGAAAGTTCCCACATTGCAACAACTCCAGGTAATCTATAGTTTTGATATTGTTGCTGATGTGATTGAGAAAGAGGTTTTAAGTATGCATCTGCATCAAAGTTATTGAACAATGTAATCTTAGGTCTCAAATAATATAGACCACTGTTATACATGTGATACATTGCTGCAGCACCAAGACCTCTTTCTAACTTAAAGATTCTAAGTCTTGGTGATACATAATCCTCATAAAATTCTGTGTACTGATGAGCATCACTGTTCATCATAGTAACCCATCTCTCAAATATAGCTCTTGTTCTATGAGAGGCAGGTATTTTAAATGATATATTAATCTGACTGAAAGCACTACCAGTGGTATATTTGTATGCAGAACCAACGTTAGCAATTTGTCCAGTAGTTACTTGCTTACTAGGAAGGTTTACACTATCAGCATAGTAGTCTAGGAGCATCCTATCATCACCAACTTCAAGGTTATCCGTCAACATCCTTGGAGTAGAAAACTCAAGAGAATATAAGTTAGTTAATGAAAACTCATTCATAGGTTTTCTAGTTTGTGCTAGAAACTCCTGAAATGATTGAACCCTTGCAGTATCAGAACCAGGTATAGAGTTAACACCATCATACTCTGGTGGAAGTTGTCCACTTGGCCAACCACCAACTACAGGTAGAGACCCAGCCCAGTTTGCAAAAAATTTACTTATAAATCCAAACATTATACCTTAAGCTCCTTCTCTGTGATTATCATAAACTCCATACCATAATCCCTACAGAACTCCTCTGCAGCCTTCCACTTCGCTTGGTTGACACCCCAAGTAAATACTTCTTGTAAATAACCTTTAGTCACTTTCTTACGTTTCGTTGGTTCTTTAGTTTGCTTAGAGGGTTTTACCTCAACGATATATTTCTTGTTATTCGCCTTGACATAGAAGTCTGGATAATACTTATGTCTTTTATTATCTATTGGTGAAACATATGGTATAAAGATCTCTTCACTACCCCATTCAGTAATAGAAGGTGTGGAATCACACCACTTCATGAATTTATATTCCCACCCAGAACGGTAAAATATTTTAGATAAATCACCTTTATATTTGTTTCTATTCCGAGGGATGTATTTTCCCTGCTTATAACGCATAAATACATAGAGATCACACTGTTATTTAGGTAGTTATTGAAGTAGATGACAATATATAAGTACCCACTTAAGTTCCCAATGGAGGAACAGTACCGTAACAGACAGCTTGGTCTGGCTGAAGGTGCTACAAAACATGTTGACTACTTAATGCTTCGTAGAGAAAGATTTAAGTATGATGGTAAAAACGTACCTAACTTCTACAATAGAGAGGTTCCAGGAAACCAAGCAACTGTTAAACAACATCCTGATAGATGTTACATAGCAATACCTGCTGGTATTTCTACATCATATGGTCCTGCATATAGAAGACAAGACATTGGTGTGTCTGGTGTTGCAGCTATGAACATGATGCAATCTGGTAATGATTTTACACAGATGGCAAAAGATTTACAAGACGCAGCATTCGCAGCACTACCTGAGTTCTCTACCAATGCTGTACTTAGTTTGATTAATGGTTTCAACCAGTTCGTTGGCTTACAAGGATCAATGGACATCAATGCTATACAAGCACTACAGAAAGGTCAGGTCTTTAACCCATACAGTGAGCAGATCTTCCAAGGTATGAGTTTTAGAACTCACAACTTTGCTTTCAAATTTATGGCTCGAAGTAGGAATGAGTCGAGACACATACAAAATATTATTGACTACATTAAAATAGGAACGTTACCTAGAGTAAGAGGTGGTGAGTTTGATAAACGATTCATTAACGCAGGTGATAAGTATAAAGTTCCTGGTGGTGAAGTAAAGAGAGCAGGTAAAGGAAAGAAAGAAGGAACCAGTCAAGATATCTGGGGTAAAGAATACTTCAAGCACTTTAATAAGGCAGACTATGCAAAGAGTAATAGGTTCTTTGACATACCAGATAGATTCCAACTAAGGTTTGTACGTTTCGGTGCAAACGATGACGGTACAATGGGATCAATGACAGAGACTACTAGAAGGGATCTAATGTTTAAGATGTATCCTTCTGTATGTACAGGTATTAATGTAAACTATACACCAGACAATCAATACGTATCATTCAAACAACCTGATCCAAATGGAGTATCAGTTCCAGCTATCGTTATGACACTTAGTTTCACAGAGACTAGACTCTTGACAGAAAACGATGCAGCAGTGGGGTATTAATGAAATATTTCGACTTACTTCCAAACGTATATGTTGGTGAAGGTATCACCGATGATGAAGCATACAAATATCGTCTAGCAAAAAACATATTCAGAAGGACACAAACAAGAGCAGATCTATCTCAGTATATTACTTTGATGGAAGCATTCATCATACCTAATGGTGAAAGACCAGAGAGACTTGCTCAAGCTGTATTAGGTAACGCATACTTAGACTGGATAATTCTATTGGTTAATAATATTACTGATGTATATTCACAATGGCCT